TTTTTTAGATATTGCGCCGCAAAAATTAAAATTTCATTAGGTCAAAAGCTAAGTATATTTGGGTTTGCATTACCTGGAAATATTGAAGTTAATGCCGATGCAATTCAAGGCCTAGGTGAAGGAGAACTAGAGGCTGTGATTGAAGAAATAAAAACAGATGAGGGCACCGATTGGATGATGCACTCGTAATAGAATATATAGTTAAATGGAGTTTTATATAAAAGCAAAAGGTGATCCCGGATTTAATCCTTCTACGTTAGAAATTAATTCTGATTTAGCTAGATTAATGACACAGATAGAAACTGTTCTTTTTACAAGAAGAGGAGATGTTTTAGGTGAACCTGAATTTGGTGCAAATTTAGAAGATTACGTATACTCTTTAAGTTATAATGATTATTTACTTAAAAAGGTAGTTGCTGAACAAATTTATAAATATGTTCCCTTAGCTAGTAAATTTAACGTCACAGTAGATGTCGATTTCACAAAAGAAGTTGATAGACACATGGTGTTTGTAGACATAAGAATTGATAATAGATATCAACTAGGTGTCTATGTATAATAAAACTAAAATTAAAAATGGCAGATAATAAATTTTTATCGACATCCAGAATTAAAGCTGGTGAAATGATTGAAGACGTGAGATCCTATATTAGTAGGATATACGGGGAAGTACAAGGTGCTTTTACAACAGCTTCTCCCTTTTCGCAGATTCTAGATGTCATTTCAGAAATAGGAAGATTAATATTCTTCTATATTGAAGATTCTACAGTAGAGCAAAACATATTAACAGCACAAAACCCTGAATCCATTTATGGAATATCTAGGTTGGCTGGTCATGATGCATTTAGAGGAGCTGCCGCCGTTGGTGAAATAAAACTTAGATTAGGCGTTTCTAATTTAGACGATATCACTGGAGATGCATTAAATATTCCAGCAAATGCTACTATAGAATGTAAAGATAACGGTCTTAAATATACTCTAAGAACTAGTAACGATCAATTTAGATTAGAAAAATCAAATTCAAATTACATATATGCTCCCGTTGTTCAAGGTGAATATGAAACGCAAAAGCTTACTTCAACTGGAGAATCTTTTCAATCTTTTAACGTAATTACAAAATCAATGGTAGATCATAGCGATGTTAGAATAAAAGTTAACTCAGCGCTTTGGACAAAATACGATTCACTGTATGACATGAAGAAAAATACTCAAGGATATATTGTAAGAACGGGTATAACTGGAGGATTAGATCTTTATTTTGGAAATGGATCTTTTGGAGAAATTCCTGAAATGGGATCTACAATAGAAGTAGAATATTTAAAAATTGAAGGAGCTATGGGTAATTTAAACGGAAGAGCAGACTTATCGTTTAAATTTAAGACAGAAGGAACAGATTCACTAGGAAATACACATGATCTAAATGAACTACTAGAATCTGAATTTACAGTAGCTCCTAAAATGGGAGCAAACCCTGAAGATATTGAATTAACAAAGCTGATTGCTCCATTACAATCACACTCATTTGTATTAGCAACACCAGATAACTATGAGCATTTTCTATCAAGATATGGTATGTTTTCATATTTAGACGCATATAATACAACTGACGATGGATATTTAGATGATGATAATGTTATCTATCTATTTATGTTACCTAATACTCTTAAAAAGTTACAAAATAATAAAGACTACTTTTCTCTAGATACTTCTGAATTCTTTTTTACAGAAATAGAAAAAGAAGGTATTTTAGGATTATTAGAAAAATCAGGAAGACAGATGGTAACGACAGAAGTAAAAGTCGTGGATCCTAAACCCCAATTTTTTAGAATGGACATTAAAGTAAGATATTTTGAAGGGTATACTAAAGCAAATCTTGCTACTGAAATAAGATCTAAAGTTGCAGAATATTTAATTAATATAACTAGAAGAGACCGCCTTCCAAAATCAGATATAGTTGCCATAGTAGAAGCAATAGAAGGAATAGATTCTGTGAACGTAAAATTTACTTCTGAAAAAGAAGAAACAGCTAGAAGATTAGGATATTATATTTCTGAGACAGTTACTGTTACACCTTCTACACCTGTGTTAAAAGACATAGGTAATGGTAAACAAAAAATGGTTTTCTTTAAAAGAAACGTAACTACTTCTCAAGTTAATTTTGAGCCTGGAGCTCCTTTACCCGAAAATGTAATTAACTTAGATTCGTTTGGCGATATAATTTTAGAAAAAGAAGAGGTAGCATTATTCAGAGGAGGATGGCTAGATTCGGACGGATCAATGGTAGATGATTCTGTTAAAACAGGTGAAAAGGCCGCGTTATCAATATACTTTGACGAACCAGCTGTTAAAAATACAATCTTTGCGAAGGTTCAAGCTAAAAATAGGAAAGCTATATAATGGAATTATTTAACGGTCTTTTTAAAAGTAGAAAAAAAAGAATTTATTCTATTAGAGAAACAGTTTTTGATGATAGAAAAAATTTAGGAAACGATTATAGGAAAAACATGTTAAAAAATTCTATATCTAGCCATATATGGAGAAATAACCAAATGAATGATTTTGTAAATTTCGTTCAAGAGGTATTAGCAGATTGGGTTGATTCTGTAAATTATTTAAAAATTTATAAGTCATACACAATGAAAAAGGACGATAAAAAAATTAGATAATAATGTCATATCAAAATCTTAGATTTTTTGATAATAATTCTAACGAATTAAATTTAGAATACGATAGTACGCTAGGATATTCTAAAGGTACTGTTTTTTTAAATGAAATATCAGCAGGCCTTTATGAGACTTTAAATCTATACGTATTAGAAGAAGTTAGGGATGAATTAGATAATGTGAGGTTTGTTCATCCTATTTCAGCAGACGCTAATAATAATACTATTAAATTTAAGTTTGTTTCCGAATATGGCGATAGTAAGGATATTTTTCTATACAGTGGTGTTATGAAAAATGGAGATTATGAGGTTAATGTAGATAATTTCCAAACTAGCGAAATGAGAGATAGTTCTTTCTATAATGGACTAGATTCTGAGGGATTTAAGGTAGTTCCTTTAAATGCAACTGCTTTACACCCCACTGCTTGTTTGGCTAATATAGCTTTAAGTTCTGAAATTGAAGGATTTCATATACGAAAGCTAGAAGTATTCGCAAACCAGGATGGTGTAGAAACCAAAATAGCCGAAATAAAAGTATACGGTGAAGTTGTTGCAGAAGACGAAAGGCTTAAAACTCTTTTAACAAATATGGCCCTTAATCTTGACGAAATGGATTATCTAATATTTAGAGATTCTGACATTAAAGATTTAGGAGTAGATTATAAACTATTAAATGCAAAAAGAAAAGAGCTTTTACTACAGGCTTCAACTATAAAGCCATTTATAGGAACTTATAAAGCCCTATTGGGAATAATAGATTTTTTCGGATATAGCAATGTAAGCCTTAGAGAGTATTGGTTAAATATAAACGAAAAGGCAGAAGGTTTTGGAAAAATGATCGTGGTGCCTGTTGCTAATCAAACTGAAGTAGGTTTCCTAGCAAAGAAAAGCAGAAATACTAATTTACCTAATTCTAATCAAAAGAAAACCTCTAGATTTTCTTTAGCGTATAGGTTAAATGTTCCTACTGGAAGGTTAAATGAATTTGATTTACCAGAGGTAGAAGAAATAACCGATTTTTCACCTGATGAAATATTAATAAAATTATATGCTTTAAAGCGTAAATTACAAAGAGAGTATTTACCCCTTAATGCTAAGATAGTCGATATTACTGCCGAAGGAGATTATTTTGATAGCGTCAGTCAAAGAACATGGAACAATCAACACCAAATAAAAATTCAAAATGCAGGGCAAGATGTCCACTATGAAGTTTTTCCTGAAGTAAAATCTATTTATATAGAAGATTTAAGAAAAGTTGATTATAGATTAGAAGGCCTAGGTCATGATATATTTTCTTTTTCAAAATCTATTAGAAACACAATAGAAGCTTCTATTAGATCATTTTACACGGAATGGCATGATGAAGATATGTCTTCTTATAATACTATTGCCGGAATTCCCGTAGGAGCTCCTTTAATTTTATCAGGAACTTCTCTTAAAGACACATGGGACGATGCAAACTTTACTTATATAGATGCAAATGACACCGACGATGACGCAAATATTTTACACTCAAATGGACAATCAACTTTACAAGATCCTTTTTTGACATGGGATGATTGGTGGAAAAGAAGTGTATATGAAATTGAATGGATTATCAAAGGTCCTAGAGGATATTCTAAAAGTGTGAGAGGACCGATTGAAGACTGGTATACTTTACCATTAATATTACCATACATTGGTGAATATTCTATAGATGTTGCGTTTTGGGATTTATATAACGTTAGAAGTGTTAGTCATAACGAAAAGATTAATGTTAAATCTAAAAATGTAGAAATATATGGAGTATATCAAAGGCTAACACCTGAGTTAGATTGGTCTAACTATAAATATCAATGGGATGAAGCCGGATCTTCTTGGGAATGGGGAAGAGAAAACCTAAACACAGTTGAAGAAAATATAGCAACATACTATTTAACATTAGATAGAGCTAATTATCTAAATAGCGATGAAGACGGAAAAGAGTTTTCAATAGTTAGAAGATTTGCAGACTCAAATACTCCTACTGGATTTAATGAAACAACCGGACCATATCAATGGAAAAAACTTAGAAAGCAGGTATGGAATGATGGACCTTCTATTAGTTGGGATCAAACGAGAGTAGGTCCGGACTTAAACTCTTCGTTTAAATTAGAAATAAATGGAGCGATAAACGGTACTATTTCTGTTTCGCAAATAGACAATTTAACAGGTCTTGAAATAGTTGAAGAATATTCTCCTATTTCTACATATCCTACTTCTAATACTGATTTTTCTGCATGGGAAAATCTGAAAGAAGAATTAAATAATTTAAATCCTAATCAATGGCCTATCTTTACCAAGTTTAATTGGAACCCAGTATATGAAGATACAGATGGCAATATAACAAACAACTTTGATGGCGCCGATCTATGTAATTATATGTTAGTTGTTTCTAAGCAACCTAATCAATTATATGATTTTTACAACGCGACAACAACCACGGGAAATATAGACCCTAGCAGCTTTGTTAAATATCAAACTTATAACCCTAGCTTTAACGATACCTACGTTATTGATGACCACGGTGCTATTAATCTTCTTAATCATATGACGTTTTCATACGATTTAACTAAAATGCCAGGTGTAATTAATCAGAAATGGAGATTGATAAATAATAGTGTAAAAAAAGAAGATATATATTATGATAATCAGTGGCTGACATACTTATTTGACACGAAGGGAGAGTATAGTATTGAGCTAGAATTAACTGATATTAACGGAAATAAAAACATAACAAGAAAAAACATCTTAACAATTAAATAAAATGGCAAGTATTACAACAATTTTAGGAACGCATAGCCTTTCTTCTTCTAGACTTACTATCAATAATAACTTTGATAATGTAAACGAAGAATTAGGTTTAATTGCAAACGTTCTAGACACGACAAACTCTACGTTAACTTTAACAGGTGCTGTTTCTGCGGGAACTCTTTCTTTAAATAACGGTTCTTTATCTACATTTAGTGTAACAGGATCTTCTCTTGAATCAGGAGTAGAATCCACATTTAAAGAGAACGTTATTTTAGAAAAATCTTTACAGGTTTCTTTCGCAGATACCGCTAATTTCCCCACAGCAACCCCTTCATTAGGTGCATATGAGTACACTGGTTCTGACCCTATTTCATTAGGTGCTTCTACTAGTGGACAATTATTAACAATTGCCGCTAATGTTGAGTTTACAATGGACTTAACAAGTGCACTAATTCACGGTGCAACATCTATTACCGTTTTACAAGGTGGTAGTATTAGCTTAATGGGAGATAACAACGGAAAATGGTATATTGTAGGTTCTTATAACGCTACAATTGCTTAATTATAAAATAAAAAGTTTAATTAGATGGCTACACCACTAATAAGGATTCCACAGGAACAGGGCGGTACGATGTATGCTTTTGCTAACGCAGCAAGAGATCTTACTCGCGCCTATTATAATCCAGATATTAATTTTGAATTTTCTAAATTTGCGCTATTAGACTTGCCAGTATATGCAGATTCAATTCAAAGCGATCCGAATAACCCTGATTATGTTGGACCTAACTATATCGAATATAATAGATTATTCGAAGGTGGAGGTGGTGAAAATGCTAGTTCTTATAACGATACGTTGCATGATGGAAACGGTAACGTTCATTTTGCACAAACTTTTCAAAGCTATGCTTTGAATTTAGAGAATATGCTTTTAAACCCTGAAAGCAATGACGATTTTGACGACGTATTATTTCAAAGTGATGCAGAAAAAATATTTTTTAAATATCTTTATCACATTAACGCGTTTAGAGTTAGAACCGCAACTTCCCAAGAGGTTTCTACGGGATATTCTAGAATGATAGAATTAGACGATTCTCTTCAATCGGGTTCAGAATATAGTAAAGTCATCAAATATATTGGAAATATAGATGTAACCAATGATAAAAATTATAAAGGTCAACAATACAATGAAATATTTGTAAACGTTCCTTCTTCAGTAGGATATACTCCTGAGGTTTTATTAACTTCTTCTCCTTTCAATACTAATAATATTAAATTTACGCCAGGAGAAGCTTTATCTGGAAGATCTATAGATGATATACACCCGGATCCATATTTAAATCTTGAAACATATACCGATCAAGACGATGGCACATATAATACGAATGTTAATGAAATACCTGGTTTTGGAATTGATTTTAATGCAAGTGCATATTCTAAAATAATTAATGATCCAAAGCTAAATACTATATTAGATTATTCACAAAGAGGTGGAGATTTTAGATTCAATGCAATACTAGTTTATTATGATTTATATTCTAAGTCTAATAATGGAAATAAAGCAACGAATTTATACGGTATAATATTATTAGATAATTGGAAAGAAGATACAACCAATGATGGATGGTATATTCCTGAGCTTACAAAATACAAACCTAACGAAGTTACAGGTCTTAATGGTAATGCATTTGCTCTTAAATTAAATTTAAAATTTAATTCTTCGCTAGACAATGTTGGTGTTGAAAAGAATGTCAATGATTATTCAACATTCTCTATGGATATTTTCCTAGATACAACGTCTACATTAGAAAATGCAGCACAACTATTAAGAGACGCTAATAAAAGATATAATGCGATTGCAGAGAAGGTAGAAATGCTAGAGAGCTTTTTACTAAACTCAGAAAGTTTACAAGGATTAAATACTAGATTAGATTCGGTAGAAGCAGATTTAGAAAATGCTACATTAAATTTCCAAGATGAAAGAACACTTTTAGATTTAATAACTAATACTAATTCTAGGTTAAACCAGGTGATATCTGGTGTAATTCCTGCGGAAATACAATATAACACAGACGTATTAGAGTCGGGTAACACAGGAGTGTCCATTGATAAAACAGGAAACGGTAAAGTTAGAATAAATAATTCTAATTTTGGTTATAATTTAAGTCAGTCGTATGTTTATGATACTGTCTCTTCTATTAACGAAAGAGAGCTTAATTCAGATGGCCCTTTTTTACCTTCTGAATCTGGAACTAAAGCTGTTTGGCAAAGACTTAAAACTTTTGATAACTTAGTTAGAATTTATACAGACCAGAACGAGGACTTTGATTCTAATCTAAATATATACTTAGACGATACCGTGTCTTCTTGGAAAAAAGGACAGGTAGTCAGAGTAACTTTTAAAAATAAAATTAAAAATCTATCAACTAATTCTATTACACTATGGACAGATAAGAATAATGGATGGTCACAAAAATTATCCATTCCATCATCATCTTTGATAAGTGATATTCCATACATAGAAATAATCTGTATAGATGAAGTAAATAAAACGTTTGAATACGATATTTTAAGATAATATGAGCGCTAGCAATTCTATATCACATCTACTTGAACAGTTTCTTGAATTAAACACTAATTCTTTAGAAACTTTTGAGCGTATCAATGAGGCTATTTCTACAGATAAAGAAACAGTTACAATTGATTTATTTGACAATCGCACTGGAGAAATGACAGCGATTCAAATTCCAGCGTTTGGATTTTTGAAAAGAGAAATTGAAAGAATTGATAAGAATTTAACGTCTATAAGTGGATTAGATACATCAAGCGCTAATGTAAGATTAAAGGATGGTTCTTATAGAAGAATACATACTTCAAAGTTAAAAGGCCCCTCAGCCCCTATTACTAATTTAGCAACCCCTAAAGAATTTAACACTAAATTAAATGATTTCTTTGAGGATTTTTTAAACCCATTATTAACTATTAATCTAGACGTAAAGGGTCAAATTCCAGTAGACACAGAAAGAGTTTATACAGAAAGATTTATTTTTGACAAAGATCATGTTTCTTCTACAGAGGCCTTTGATGAAATATTTAAAGGTCAAAACGATGTAAACTATTCTAAATTTATCTCTAAAATAAAAGAAGATGGATTAAAATATAGAATAGATGCGGAAACGGTTGACATGCCAATTAGATCTATCCAATACAATGGAGAATTAGATGTATTAAAAGTAGAAAATGTACAGAAAACCCTATTAGTAGATGGAATCACTCAAACTAAAACGGTTAAAGTATACACTTTAAATAAATTAACATATTCAGATTCTAATAAGGAGATGAAAGACACTGAATCTCTTAAAGTAGGAGATTCACTGGTCGTGAATACAAAGGAATATAATACTAGATATAGGGTTTCTTCTATTGACTCTTCTACTTCTCAGGTAGAATTATCATTAATGGAAGGATATGCACCTATAAAAATAGGAGCAAAAGCATTAAGAATTTATAAAGATATTGACGCATCAGTTTCAATAGACGTTAAAGTTGGGTTTGACGAAAGGCAAGTTGTCTTTGTAAAACCAATCGATCCTATTTCTAAAATACCTGCTACTGATTTTTCACCAGGTATTGCGTTTTATTCTAATGAATTAACTATTCAAAATGAGGATGGCATAGTTACTACACTTGCAAAATATTATAAAGAAGAAGTTGCAGACTTTGGTCAATTTATCAAAGCTCTTAAAGTAGATTATATTCCACCAGCATCTGAAGGTCTTATTCCAGATTCGCCAGAAGTTGAAGTAGACAACTTTAAAGTTACTCAGATTAATAAGCATTTAACAGATAATGCTAGTGTTGAAAAAGTTAAGAAGATTAAGGCAGATAAAGTAAAAGCCAAAGAAGTAATTAAGAAATTAGACACTACTATTAAAAAGAAGAGAAAATTAATTGCTACTAAAAAGTTTTCTTCTAAGATTGAAAGAAATAGGGAAAAGAATGAATTAGTTTCTTTAGTAAGAGAAAAAGAGGCAGAAACAAAGGTATTTTCTTCAAGCGTTAGCGAAATAAAGGCTATTGCGGAATCTAATGAATTACCAAAGGTAACTCCAAAATATAGAGTTAGAGGTTTTTGGTCTATTCCAGACGCTAAAAAAGTTGGTGATGAAATTTCACAAGAAGTGGTTCAGTTCGTAGCAAGATATAGATACATTTCCGCTACTGGTAAAACTTCTGTAATAGAACAAATTAAATTTAATAAAAAGACTGCTGCTTTTTCAAACTGGGTTGAAGTTAAAGGACCTATTAGAAAAAGAGAAAAGCAAGCTGATGGAGGTTATAGATGGATTATAGAATCTGAAGAAGATTCACAAGCTATTAATTTTAATTCTATTGATTTACCAATTCAACCTGGAGAAAAGATAGAATTAATGGTAAAATCTGTTTCTGAAGCTGGTTTTCCACAAACACCAGTTGAATCAGAATGGTCTGAGATAATTACTATTCCATTCCCAGAAGGAGAAATAGCAACAGACGGAGCTAATACATTAGTTAATCAAAACGATTTAGATAATGTTAAGGTAGAAATCAACGATGATTTAGAGTCTCAAGGATTATTTACTCACTTAGACGATGGATTTACTGCAGGAGATACTTATTACGCACACCAAGCTGATACTGTTGCTTCAGGATTTTTAACAGGAGAACAAACGCCCATTAGTGTATATGATAAACTATTAGAATTGCAAAATCAATTAGAAAGATTACAAGCACAGGTTTCTGGAGCAGTTGGTGAATTACAAGTTAAAATTATAGATGAAGACGGAGATGTTACTTTAGTTAAAAACAATTCTACTGCTAAAATATTCGCAGGATATTATGTAGATGATGCTCCTACAGGAGAAACTAAAGGCTATATAGTAACTAAAAACTTTAAGATAGAATTACATAATACCAAGGCATCCGATCTTGAATTATGTGCCAGAATAGTAGGAGACTTAAAACAGCCTGCATATATTTCTACTTCTGAACAAGAATTTGGATTAGGTATAATTGACCTAAGTACAGGAAATCTAAAGCCAGCTTCTGACGCGGCACCTGATTCAATGGTGTCAAACGATTCTTATTATACACAAGAAGCACGATACGATCAAGTACCTGTCGTTTATCAAAACTTAACAGGAGATGCGAATTCATACAATCATTTTGCAGATTCTCCAGATCAATCTACACAGTTAAATGGTCAATTTGTTTATTCCAGATTTAAAAATCTAGCAAATAACGGTAATTTATATTCAACTACAAACCCTGACGCAGACGCAACAAGAAAGGCAAATTTAACAGGTGTAACAACCGCAGAATATGGATTATCATACACGGTATCTGGTACTACTGGGATTCAAGATAGAACTCACTTAAGAGACTTCACTAATGCTTCTTTCACGGCTATTCATACCGGTCTAACTAGTGATCTAGGTGGTAGTGATGATTTTATTTGGAATGGTACATTTAATGGTTTAGGTAATACTGGTGATTCACCTGATGTAGTTTCCATTTCACAATTAGGTGCATCTGAATATGATAGTGGTCTTTTCTTATCAAAATTTCATCCACTAGTTCAAGACGCTACCGGAGATGAACAAAATTCCGGAATGAATTTAAGTGAAATTATTTCAACAGGCGCAGTGTCAATGCCAAAATATGCGGTAAAAAGATCTAACGATCAGCTAGGAGGCAAATTACAAACGGCATATCAACCTCTTACGATTACTTTTAGAGATGGTAGCGAATCTGGACCTAAAGATAATAGCGGTACAGTTATAGCTAGAAAATCTATTAAAAACTCATTTACAGAGGAAGACAAATATTTATTAGGTGGTCTTTCTTGTGGATCTTTCTTATATCTTTCACCTATAAATCAAGAAAGTTTATCAGTAGATGGTCCTACAAAATATGGTAAAAAAATAGTAGAAGGTGGAAGCCAAAATGCGATTTCAGTAGATATGGTATTTCAGTATAGAATGACCGATTACTTTGGAAAGAACGCAACAGGTAAAGGTAGATTAGGTGGAATATATGGAAACACATTCTCAAACTTGACATATTCTAAGAAAATAGGACTAGACATCATAGATACTTATAAAAATGAGTTTAGGTTTGATGTTGAAGTATACGCTAAATATAGAGCAGTTGGAACAAATAAGAACAGTATTAATAAAGTAATGCTTACTAAATACCGTGCTTCAGGAAGTGGAATAACTAACTGGTGGTGGAATAGAAGAAGATTCTTTACCGGTTACAATGACTTCTATTCATCTAGACTTTATGACTTTGACGCTCGCCCATTCAGGTAATATCTCGCTGTAACGAAGCAAGATATATACTCTAACAAAAATAGAGTCTATTCATAAATGGCGAAAATTATTAACACAGCGGTAAAGAATAGTTTACATAAAAACAAATCATTTGCCTTATTAAGAACTAATCCAAAGCTTACGTCTAACGTAAAGCTAGTTACGGATTCTAATGAAGATATTTATTTGAGTTCAATAAAGGCGAGTAGAACTCTATCTCAATCTGAATTTCAAAAATATCCTATATCTGACTCCGGTCAATATTGTAGGGATGTTTCTCAATTTTATGGAAGACTAAGTAAAGATGAAAGATATAGACTCGGAAGAGAGTTTACCGATTTAGGCGTATCTTCTGATTATTCTACACAATACGAGAATTTATATAATTATGGAGCTTCTTTTAACTTTACAAAGGTATATGATGAGCAGTGTAGAATATTCGCTCCGATATGGTTAGAAGAAAGCGTTCCTGAAAAATTTGTTATTTACAGGGTTAAAGATGTTGATTTTAAAGAAAACATAGGGGAAGGTGTAGAAGGTCAAAATTCTAGAATTCAAGAAATGCTGTCAAATGCAACTCTTATTAAGACGTTTGATTTGACTAATAATTCAAAATTAGGTAGATATTTAAATAGCCATATTAACGATCCTCTTCTTCCAAAGTCACACATAGATTTTAATTTCGAATTAGATGACCCTACGTATTTTAATGGTATTGATGTAATGTTGGGTGGATTTATAGAAAAGTCTGACTATATTGACGACGATTATATAAAAGAAGATCTTCCAGAAATATTAGCAAATAACACTTTAACTACGAGCTTTGAAAGAAATGGAATAATTTCACATAATGTTTTTAATTTAGAATTTTTATTTGATGATAATGATGCTAATGATTATGAAATTTACAGATATTTCGGATTATTCGTAGATGTTCATGAAGAAGGAAAGGTTTTAGTTAACTCGGTAAATACACACGGATATTTAAACTTAGATGGCTCTGTTGATAGCGATAATTTACCTTCTCTTACGGATATTACACAGCCTATTTTAGGATGGGTAAAAGATTCTAATCAAAACTTTCATAATATATTAAATAGATTTAGAAAAACCAGGTTAAATGGTAATCAAATCCTTACTTCATATAGAGGTGATTCTTCTTTATTTGTAAATAAAGTAAAGAACCCTTTTAATACGCCTGTAATAAGTAAAGAACCCTTTAACGGGTTTATCGAGCTAGATATAATTCAATCTCCTTCTCATAATGACAAAATATTTTTAGGAGACCTTTTAGAAATTAGTATAGAAAACTTTAATTTAGGAGACTTTATTTTAATAGCAGATGAAAATCTACAAATAGGTACTTTTGAAGAAAATAGATATTCTGCACAGGGTAATACTTCTCAAATTGCAGCGGCATTAGCTGCAGCTATAAGGAATGCAGAAGTAATACCATATAAAGCCACGTCTATAAAAAACAAAGTTATTATAGACGATTATTCTCAGGGTAGAAATAAAAATACTACGGTTTTCGGAATACATTCTTCTAATCCGTATGTTTTTATTAATATGCAAAGCTCTACTAATGCTAATGAAATTTTTGAAAAAAAGTATAATGAGTTTATCAGTGAAGGTGGAACCGTAACGGGAGGATTGTCTCTTGGAGATTATGAAATCTACACAATGATTGGAGGATGTGCTGTTTCACAAGGAATACTTATATCTGAATTAGAAATAGGTAACGTTAGAATAGGAGATTATGTTAAAGAAAAAAACAAAGATGTTTTTGTAAAAATAATAGAAATAGTTAAAGACCCTTATTCTGATAATTATAGGGTTATTTTTGATAAGCCTGTTAATTTTTCGTCTGATTTAGATCTAATCTCTTATACTTTATATGAAACTCCATTTGGAAAGTTTTCTGCATATGATTTTAAAGATTTTAATTTTGATTTTTACGACACCTCAAACTCGGATACGTCTGCATTAGATTTAGAGAGCATTCAATATAAAAATGATGAAGATAAATTTTCAGTTTCTAGTGCATATTCCGTTTCTGTATTAGAACCGAATCAAGGTAGTAATACATTTACAGGTCCTGATTGGGCTGTAATTATTTCAGGAGGAAACTTTAGAGATTTTATTAAAAAAGGAGACTTTTTAAAATCATCTACCGATGGAGAATATGTACAGGTTAAAGAAGTTTTTTGGACGGGAGATTCTTATAACGTTACTAGAATATCTTTAGATGGTGAACCTTGGTCGGGTTACACTATACCTGTCGCCCAGATTAACGAAGACTCTGAAATTGTTTATAGACCTGGAGATGATTCTTTAAATTCATTTAAATTTAAATCTTTGACTGGAGTCATTGCAGACGATGGTACTGAAAACGATGTTGATTCTAATGTAATCCAAAGTGAATATGACAGGTTAAATGAAAATAATTTAAAAGAAACTTCTATAAATTCTAGAATAATTCCAACAATATGTAAATTTTCGTTGAAGAATTCTACAAATTCTAGAAATTTACCTTATATTTTAAATGTCAATGAGGCATTTGGTGTAAATAATTTATCTTCTGATATTTCTATTTTTTCTGATAGAGATCCTCAGAAATTAAACATGGAACATTTCTATTTGTTAAACATACCTTCATATTTAAAAAATGAAAACAGCATACCACTTATTAGAGATTATGTGGAAGTTGGAAATACAAAAGGAACCTATGAATATCTTTCAGATTCATTTAAAGATACGTCCTTTGACTATTTTAGTTATTTTATGAATTATACAGGCGGTTTTGATTCTAATGAAAACTGGGTAAATGCAATTCCACACCAAATGTATACTATATTTGGAGAAGGAGATTCTATGAATTTTTCTTCAAGCGTATTTAAAGGTCTAAGATATGTATATAAAGACAGAAAGGAATTTGAATTAGATGAACCTATTTCATTTACACCTTCTTCATCTGTTAATGGATATAAGATGTCTACTATATTGTGCTATCATACGCCAGATGAAGACGCAAACCCAGCTGAAGAAGATATAAACGATGATGTTAAAATAGAAGTAATTAAAAACGATAAATTTAAAACAATATCTATTTTAATTAACCTTAGAGTTTCTATAAATGATGTAAAAGAATTAGATAGATATTTGCTATACACTCTTGAAGATTTAAAAAGAGGTGACGAAGTAAAGAACACTAAAATTCGTGGATTTTTAGAATTTGGAGGTACTTCTTCATGGGGAGACGGAACAGGTACTACAGAAATACAATCTTCTGCTCAATCAGTAGGTCTAGATGCACCTAGATTCTCACAAGACATATTTAAAATAAATGAAGAATATTCATACATACTATTTGATGCTCCAGGGTATGGAATGTATGCACTTGAAGTTGTTTCGGTAATAGACGATAACAATATAATAGTTACTGATCAGGCATATAAATGGACGGTAGAAGGAGTTGATAAAAATATATCACTGCAACAACCTAGTATAATTCCTAACAATACACCCCTAGAATATGCAGGAGGCGGTGAAAGAGGATGGAACAACATTTTACAAGATATTACTTCCTATGGGCTTTCAAATAGAATAAACTCGAATAGAGAAATTGATTATGTTACTGTTTCCGAATTAGGTGAAATTTCAAACAACGATTATGTTATTCATATAGAAGACGGTGTTGAATTTATAAAAACTTCAATATTGACTGTAGAAACTGATGATGATAAACCAAAGGCTTTTAAAATAAATAATAAGGAAATAGGATATGATTTAGTTGCGAGAGAAGATGGAGGTTATTATACTACTTTAAAAAGAATGAATGGTTCATATGATCCATTGTTTAGAGATGTTATAACTTTTACATCTCCTTATGAAAAGTACAAATTCATAGACACCGATCTTGTAAGTACATGGGAGAATACTAGCAGAAATCAATGGGCTCGAAGTGAAGAAAATGCATATCATGATTATATAAGATATAATAGATTTTCAGGAATAAATTGCATGTTCTCTTCTAATTTAAAATTAAACGATAACTATGGTTTTATTAAAAATTTCTTTTTCCACAAGGTAAATGAAGAAGGAGGAACAGTTGTTAAATTAAGCCAAGAAACCGATAAATTACCACTATACCCTCTGATTGGAGAAATAGCAATAGATAAAAAGGATTTAAATTTATTTAAAAGTAAATACTCTAATGATTATTACACTAGATCCTATGGAGGTTCTAGGTCGGTTCCAGTAAGTGGTACACTAAGTCCCATAGAAGAAAGATCATTCATGGCATCTACTATAATGAAAGTTAAGAATGAATATAATATTTCTTCATATGACACTATTTATGTTTCATCTTTAACTGAACTGGATATAATTAGATATGATGAAAAAGAAAACGAAGGAGCATATTTCTTTGAAGATTCTCAAAAAATATACATAGATTTTTATGTAGCTGATTCTTTTATTAAAGAGCTAAAAGAGGATAAAATTACTTCTTATTATAATAGATATGTAAAACCTAAATCTTCATTTGGAGATAAGACAACGCTAGAAGACGATGTAAATATTTACATTAGAGAAAACATTATTCCAAGATTTTTAATAGATTCTATAAAAATATATGGAAAGCAGATTGCTGGTTCTTCATCCGAGTTAAATAGTATTTCTGATGTAGAAGACATTTTTTCAGGAGGATATCTTGAATTGACTAATTTTGAAATTAGAAGTTTTGCGGAAAAGCCCCTGGACTTTAGATTAATATATAATAAAAAACCCGGATATTCCTATAAATTAAGAGTCCATTCTAAAATAATTGCATAACACATGAACATAAGAATCAAAGAACTTTTTAAGAGTGATCTAGATCCTAACAGCAATGAATGGTGGTCAAAGGATAAAATTGATAAAATAAATTTTAATTTTAACCTTCTTAGAAATGGAGGTCCATTGGGTCCATCTGGATTAGAAGGTCCTAATGGAGTTGAAGGGGATAAGGGTGAAACGGGAACTGAAGGAAATCAAGGTCCATTTGGTTTTCAAGGAATTGTAGGTCCTTCGGCTGTTGGAAGCTGGAAAAGCACAATACTTAACGGCGTTGATGAAAATGGAAATAATTATTATCAAAAGGTAATTTGGCCATCTGTTCAAATCGGAGTTGCAGGTATGGCTATTCCCGTAATCGGTACCAATTCTAACTTAGACGCCAATGGAGATTATCTAAGTCCATGGTATGGAACAACTGCAACAACCCCTATAAACCTTGCTGGCAATGGAGCCTTTAATGTTTTAACAAATGGAGCGGCTTCTATTCCATCACAGGGATGGTACTCTTCAGCATCATCTTTTTCATTAGATAGTGACGACAGTTCTCACTATTTTAATTTTGGAATAAATAATGTGTCTGATCCAATTCTTGGAACAGTGGCTAATTCTGTTTTCGAAATAAAGCCCAACGACGCCAGTTCCGGTTATAGATATGAAATAGACTTTCAAAGGAATATTAATTTTAATTTTATTTCTAATTTTGGAAATATTAATACTTTAGGTGAAAACTCTGTAATAAATTATCCTTTATACGTAGATGCAACTCAACCTGGTAAAAAAGTAGAATTTGTAGTAGGAGGCTTAAAATTTAATCACCAAGCTAATTTAAATAATGTATTAAAATCAAATGATAATATAGGAACTGTTACTTGGGAAAATGTTTCAAGTTTATTTTCAGTGTTACCTATAGGATCTATTGTTAAAATACCTTCTACTTCTTTTAATTCTTCTAATTTTTATACCGATAATGCAACTGTTACAGATTTAAGTACAGGTGGAACGACTAACATTAGAACGAACTTTGGAGCAGGTAGGCCAGATGGAATGTTTGGCGCATGGTATTTATGTAATGGTAGAAAATGGGGAGATGGCGGAATTATATCATATGATACCCCTAATTTAAATGGATTTCATTATACATTGGGAGTGTCATCTACGTCTAATCCCGGAAAAAGCATATATGGAGGATCTGAAACTTCTCTTTCAACCGATACTAGCACAGGTGTTATTACACAGTCTCATCAATCAGGGTCTCAAAGCGGAAGATACCCGGGCAATATTCAAAATAATTCCGGAGATGAAAAGCATATCGTATTTGGAGAACATGTTAGTATTATTTTTTTAGGCAGTTATGGATATGAATGGGGTAATTTAGATTCTACAGCTGAAACAACAGACTTTTCAGCAGGGTACCATGAATATGTCGATTCCCCTGATCAAGATGGTTTTGATATTTCAGCAAGATATGCAGCTTCTCTTAATCCTGTAACGCGACAGTGGACTGCTGATATAAGCGGAGGTACTTCAATAGATACCTTTTGGCTAAGTGACGCTTCTTTTACAACCGATGGAACTAGCAATCCTTCATCTTCGACAGGTATTAGAGTTTATGAAAATGGAATTGAAGTTGATGACGGATGGTTTTTTAGAGAACATTCGGCAGTACCTGGCGGAATAGCAAGATATTATGAAAATGGCACAGGATTCACAGGTTTAAAACATGTGTTCGAACCCCAACAGAGTTGGATGTGGTATGGAGAAGGTCTATGGGATGTTGACGGAAATTCAGTTGATATTTTTCAAACAACATATAATAATGAACCCGTTTCTCTAGCAACCATACAAAATAGTAATAATCCTGTTTTTGTTGAAATGCATGTGTCTAGTGATTTTCAAGGAAATCCTACCGCTAATAGTCAAAATTCAAACACTAACGATCCTGATTTTACAGATTATGAGTCAAATTCTCATATATGGTCAGTTAATTCTTCTAATCAGATTGTAATTCCTACAACTGGATGGTGGAGAAGCGTTACATATACAGATGCCTTTACAGGTAGTTATAATATATCCATACCTGCCGGTTATCAATTGACTTATAGAAAATATTGGAATAATTCAGACAACGAATTTAAAGGCGCTACGATTAAAGATAATTATATTCCTTACAATAGGACATGGCACCTAGCTAGTGGTGCAAATTCAAGTAGTGCAGCATGTGATACATCAGGAACAAATTCATTAACATTCTATGCTAGAGACGCCCATGGTACACTTGCAGGAAATGCAGTTAGTTTACCTTTTTCTAATTTTTCTGCTATAAATTTTAACTTTATTACAGATCAAATATACGTAAGAGGAGATGCATCTCATTCGTCTGGTACAACCTCCCTAGCTGACACGGGAAAACACCCTCTAGTCCTAGTAAAAGACGGTCCTATAATAGGGGAGCAACCAAACATAGTTATCGCTGATTCACTTTCTTCAGAATATAGAGAAATTAATTCTAATTCTATGGCTCCTACTTTATCAGATTGTAGTGGAGGCTCCGGATTCGGCTCCGGCTATGTGTTTAACTTCACAGATATTAATCCAGAATTTGGCGTCGGTAACGGTACCGTCGTTGCAGAATTTGAGTGGGATGGGCCTGGTTTGAGTACATCTAATTTTAGTTTAACTAATCTACCTACAGGAGTTTCGGGTAGTATAGGCAGTGTAGATAATAGTAATGAAACGGTAAATGTTAATTTGACATCAAATACAAATAACGGAATAAATCGCGATGTTACCCTTAGTCTTACAAATATTAACTATCAGATGTCACAGACCGGTACTACCTCTATTCAATTTAACTGGGGACCATGTCACGTAGAAGGAACATTAATAACTATGTCAAACGGTAAATTTAAAAAAGTTGAAAACTTACAAATAGGAGACAGCTTATCTTCATATAAAATAGGTGGATTAAGAGAAAGTGGAGAATGGAGAAATTTTAAGGTAAATAAACTAATTAAAGAAGCCTCAACAGTTACAGTTGTAAACATAGTAAAAGGAACACATATATCATATATGGATATTAATAAAGGTCTAACTAAAATAACGAGTGAACACCCTGTTTTGGTAAAACACAATAATATAATTCAATTTAAGCAGGCTGGTAAAATATCTTTAGGAGAATTTATATATGTAAATGAAAAATGGACTAAGGTTTTCAGTAATGAATATGTAAAAAAGACATCTAATACTTATAGTATAGATGTTGAAGCAGATGATGTTTATATAGCTGATGGTGTGCTTTGTCATAATCAGGAACAAGAACAGAAATATAACTAATAATTATTAAGATATAGTACTAATACAGATATATAAACCATAAATAATAAAAAGAAGTAATGCCAATACCTATTAATTTAAAGCAGATTTTACAGTCAGATACTCAGCAAGAGAAACTAGATAAAATCAATTATAACTTTGATCAGCTTATTGCTAATGGAGGAGGACCTATGGGTGCTACTGGTTCAATTGGCGAAACCGGTGCACAGGGTGTTACTGGAGATCAAGGTGCACAAGGAACCCAAGGACCACAAGGAACCCAAGGACCTGCAGATACAAGTACTAATTCGCAATGGAAAGACGCTAGTACATGGGCAAATGGAAATCTTAATATAAAAACCATTACGCCTATTAATAGCGAAGGTACACCCCAGGATAATCCCCCCACATCAGTACTTATAGGATTTGCTTCTAACGATCCAGAATATAACGAAAATATAAGCTTAAGTAATTTAGGAGGAGTTTTAAACATTAACAAAAACTCTAATTATTCATTTTCAAATATTAGGTTATTTTCTGAAAAAAATTACGATCAATATTTAGATATTAATCTAGAAACTGATTCAGATACATCTACTAGTACTATAGAATTTAAGTTTAACTCTGCAGGAGGCACCGGAGAATTTAATTATTCAGCTGATAAATTTAAAGTTAGTGATTTATCTGGAAATGAAATGATGTCGATTGACTATGCTAATGGAGTTTTATTTACAGGCACTCTAGTGGCTTCTAGTTCAGCTGAATTCGTAGGAAGTATATTCAGAATCAATACGGCTGATCCTTCTAACCCTACTCCAAATGATCCTGTCGATGGTAAAATAGCAGTAGCTTTAGATTCAGATGGAACTATCGGTTTTAAAACTCCGGGAGAAATAGGAGCAGGTATACCAATAGGTACTATAGTCTCATTTTTAGATGAGGTGTATGAAAGCTCTTCTAATTTTGAACAGTCTCAAACAATATCTGATATGTCAGTTGACCCTACATTAATTCAGATAACAGTAGGGAGAGGAATTGCAGGAACAGACTACGAAGGATGGTATTTGTGTAATGGACAAACGTGGACAAATGGTACTGTATCATATACTGTACCTAATTTAAATTCATTTCAGTTTAATGTAGCGACTAACGCTGACTATATAGTTTCTCCACAAAATAGCGAAATACCTAATATTTTAGGAGGTGGTGAATTATCTATGACAAGTTCTAATAATAATATAAGTACTACGCTCGATACAGACACTACTGACATTTGGTTAGAAACTAGTAATGACGAAAATAACACGGAGTATAAACTTTATAAAAATCCTCAATTAATATATTTAGGGGTAGCAGATTTATATTATAATGTAACTGCTCCTCCACCTGTTAATATACAATTTATAACCAATGCTAAATTTATTACAGGCGAGTCAGCTCCTTCAGGAATTGCTGATTTAGGCACTCTAAGAACAGCTGTTGAATCCTTTAAAATATCTCCTAGCCCTACAGGTACGTTTATAAACCCTAATAGCATAGGCCTAGAACCCAATAAACCTGCCTTAATGCGCATTGAAGTAGCGGCTAAACCATATACAGGAGAACCGGGAGGCGGAGGTTTAAACAATACTAATAGCAATACGGGTGCATATAGTTGGTTTGTTAATTGGAATGAAAGACTATATCCAGATAGTAGTAATTTAGCTAGTGGAGTTGGTATAGGTACATGGAATGATAAAGGAAATTATAACACTGCAACAACATACAGCCAGGGAGATGTGTTCCATTACGGCGGACGTTGGTATACTTTAGCGAAGGGATTAAATTCATTTAATGAAGATCAAATGCAAGGGCTTCCCACAGATGGTAGTTTTAATCCATATAATGCACGAGTTCAATCTTCATGGTCTAAGTTTAATAATACCACACAGAAGTATTTTTATAGCTTACCAGACGCATCTGACGATTCTTCCTCTCTTTATAATCTAGCACCTTCTAATCATGGTGCATGGGTAAATGATCTTCCAGGTCAAGACGATATGTGCCCTACCGAAAAACAAGGCGCATATCATCGCAGTATAACTAGCGATGCTCAGGGTAATACAACTGGACATGCATTCTACAATGCAGAAACTAACAGTTATGTATATCCTCCGCAAATGGTAGCCAGTTCCGGAGATAGTCTTACTAGTTCTAAAGGAGCATACACACAGCCCTTTCAAATACTGATAGATCCTGTGAGTAATGGTGGAACTTCTCAAGTAGCATTTCAAATATTACCCGTTGTAAATAGTTTTAATATTGCTGAAATACAATCGTTATACCCATCTTTAAATATAGATTCTAGCCACTTAGTACAGTATGTAGATCCTTACACTTATACTGAAACCTTAGACTGGTGGACAGAACAGGATGTTCAACATACTGTACCTGGCGCTAATGTTGTTTATACATGGGCCTTAAACGGAAATTATGATGTTTTAGGAACTAACAATGGGATGACGGCATGGAATTCAGTTCATTCATGGAGACCGTATCAACAGGATACAGATTTTAGAAGATATGAAAAAGTAATAATGACGGTTTTATTAGAACCTGATGTTGTCAATGATATACTTAGCATAGATCCTTCTCAACAAATAAAAGTAAGGTTTGGACACTATGATGATGATTCAGGTACTGGCAGTGATACCATTCCTTCTAATTTTCAGCCACTAGGTAAATCAAACAGTAATGCGTTGGATGAATTCGATCCGAATGACGGTTTCGAAGGTTCATATAATTATAATCTTACGACCACTAATTCTACTTTTAGCGTAAGTGATTTTAATGTTGGAGCAGGAAACGGAAGTGATACAGTATATTACACTATATCAGGTAATCCGGGAACTCCGATAGTGGAAACACCTCATACTAGTTTAATCATTACACCTAACGCACCAGATTCAAGTGGAAATGGATCTATAACAATAGAGTCAGATATGGCTTGTTCCCCAATTGCTCTGGGCCTGACCGGCCAGTCGTTTACTATCCGACATCCTAATAGCAGTAGTACTTCACTTACATATACAGGAAACATAACACCTGAACAGTGCCCAGTAGTACAAACTAGAACTCATACGTTCACTAACTTAAATCTCTATGTAGGCGGCGGAGGCAGCTACACTGATTCAGGTGGAAATCAACAATCATTCATTTTAGCAGGCGGCGCCCAAAGAAGCTTCTGTGCAGAGGTGGGTAGTACATCTACGTATCCCCCGGGTCAGATAACTACGTCAATCGGCAATACAATATGTTACTAATGATATGAAAAGTATAACAAGTACATATAAACTATATAAAAATGCAATTCTTTTTGGAGGACTAGCAATTCTAATATTTTGTCTTTTACAACAGTGTAATTCTAATCAAAATTTGAAAAGAGAAATTCAGCAAATTCAAAAGGTATCTGATAGAAATTTAAATAATTATAAGGCCTTGCAAGATACTATTGTATTAGAGAAAAACAAAAACAAAGATTTGGTTTCAAGCATAAGATCATTTGAGTATGATGTTAATACTCTATCTGAAAAAAATAAAAACCTTATAAAAGAATATAATAGGCAATTAAATATTAATACAGAATTAGAAAACGTAAATAGTCTTTTGTCAACTACGATTAATGTAAAAGATTCTATTATAAATGCAAGCGGAGCAGTTACAGTCGTAGAAGACACTATTAAAATTAATGTAGCTGACGAAAATAAATTTGATAAATATAACTGGAGAAGGTTTGATGGTCAAATATCACTTTTAAGAGATAGCGGACAATATAGTCTTTTTTCTTCCCGATTTAATATTGAACAGGGAATTGGATTGAGTGCAGCTATTATAACAGATAACGGGTATGATAGACTTAAAATAAGTACACCGTACGAAGGTATAACTTTTACTAATATTGAGAATATTAATTTAGTAAACGATAGATTAAATAAAAAATATGAAAAAAGGGCAGGATGGTCAATAGGTGTTGGATTCCAATATGGACTTAACCTTAATAATAACCAGGTAATTAGTACTGGTCCTTCAATAGGATTAGGTATTTATTGGTCACCTAAATTCCTTAGATTCTAAAAAAATAAATAAACATGGCACAATCATCAAAATTTTTAAGACTTGACGATGACATCCTAATGGAGTTCATGTATCACGATCAACATGTTGATTATGTTGATGATGCAAGAATAGAGAACGACGATAATGGAAGTCAGTTTAAGTTTTTAAACACTGAAGTAAATAATCCATCTGCTTCTAGGTTTTTAATTCATGAACTTGGATCTGACGTTGTAAATTTTAGCGTAAAGGTAATAAATGGATATGTTTACATCAATGATTTTGCCTCTAGACAGCTAGTATTAAAAAACGGAAAAACATATAAATTTGATTTATCAGATGCTTCTATTGATAACATTGCTGGATTTTCAATAAACGGTTCAACTACACAATTAATAGGAAGTACATATATTTATACCCCAGGGTTAAATGGTAAATTTGAATATACTTATCAAAACCTATCAGGAGAAATAATAAATGGAGGAGAAATAAATGTAGGTAATAGAGCTAATCCTTTATTTGCTGAACCAGAACAAGAAACTGGCAATAGTATCAAAACAGCAACAGGTGAAGTGGGAAGATATTATGCAGTACCTTCTTCCTTTGACGGAAAATGGGGATTATTAAAGAATGACTTAGCGTATTTAGATAGTTCTGAATGGAATGGAACAGATTCTAGCCTTTCAAATGTAAGCGACACAATAGTGGATGCAGTCTATTATGATACAATACGATTACACTTAAAAACTGGATTTTCATTCGGAGCTAGAGGAAAAGAAGGTTTCATGTTTCAAGTAAAAGTTAAGAGACAAAACGGAACAGAAAATTATTTTACCTCTATTGTATATTTAAATCATTCTAACTTTGAAATTAGTAATCCTAATTCCTTTGTACTAGGAGATACTTCATACTCTAAATACATTCAGATTAAAATTCCTTCGTTAATTCACATGGAGGATAGTACGAAGAATGAAGATTTTAATGAAGCTTTTTTTGGAACAGGCGTAGATTCTATTTTAGATGGCACAAATTACGACATTAGTTTAAAACTAATAAATTCAATCACTGAAGAAGCTGGTATAGAATATATTAACGTAGAAGACACAATAGACGTAACTGTTGCTAGAGAAGATGAATACTTAGATTTAGCCGCGAATATAGAAGAGGTAGAAGACATGGACTATTTTCAAGTCTATGGAACTAAGGATGGATCAAGACAAGGTTTTGAGAATTATATAAACACTAGATTACAAACCACTAGTGATGATATAATTATTTTTCATGACATAGAAGTTAGCGAACAAATAGGTTTAGACTTTTTAGATACTTCATTTATGACATTTACTCAAACCGCAAATTATGAAGCTACTATCCCTTTCAGACCTATTATATTTAATGCAAATATCGCTAGTGCGTTTTTTATAAGACACACTATGAGAATTTATAACGAAACTGATAATACACAAATTATTAAAGTTTCTACTATGACTTCTACAAATACCAAAAAGTACGGTACTAGGATGGAAAAAATAAACCTTAGAAACGTAGATCCCACTATAATATACAATAAGCTTCCTAATACCACTGTGAATAGAGAGCTTAACCAATTTGTGAACTCTATAAGACCTACGGTAGGAGAGACTAAATATGTTCCTGTCGCTTTAGAAACATATAATATAAGTGCATCTACTTCTAATGTCAATACGGATTCAACTGAGTCGGAAGAATTAGATAAGATAAAATTCTATGGAAAAGGAAAAACTACTTTAAAATTATCTAAAGTTTCAGATAATTTTATAAAGTTTAATATGGTGCAAAGTTCTAAAGAAGGTAATAAAGCAGTATCTCTTGTAAGTGCTGAAAATATAATTTTAGTTATAAAAAGTGGGAAAACAGAACAAAGAATAGCTCATGACCCTTCATTTCCAAATATAGATTTAGGGCTAGGAGAAGTATTTTTTAAAGTTCCAAGATCTACTGCAGTAAGATTTGATCAAGCAGACACTAATAAATTTTCAGATAAGTTTTATATTAACATAAAGAACGGAGAAACTGAATCCCTGCTTTATTACGGAAAAGTAAATATTATATAATGATTTTAAACAGTAGAAATAATCTATTTAATTTTAAATTCCCTAGAACCTTCGTACCAAAGGAAGTTAGAGATAAGTATATACCATACTTAAATAAAATGCCAGGAAATTTAATAAGTGAACCTATTGATTTTGTAAACTATTCAATACAAGGTTTGTCAATGCCAGGTATAAATTTTGATCCTATACAACAATCCCCTAACGATGGAACTATAACGTATCATAGGGGTTCTATTCCAATACAGAATACTGTTGAAAGACAATTTTCAATAGAATTACAATTACTTGACGGTTATATTAACTATTGGATAATGCAAGACACTTTATTATATTACTACTCAAAGGAAAATAGAGATCCATTTATCAACGATTTAAAACTACAAATATTAGATTCAGAAGGAATACATGTGATGAGTGCGGTATTTGAAAAACCAATTTTAAATTCTATTAGTGAATTGGAACTAAGTATGTCAAGCAATGTTGCAGATTTTTCTACGTTTACTTTAAATTTTTATTACAATAAGTTTAACATTATCTTAGAAATAGACGAAGATATATAACCTAATAATTATAACAAGTAACATGAAAACATTTTTTGAATATTTAGACGATAAAAACGTAACACAAGATGAGATCCAAATATTACAGGAATCTTTACAATCTGAATGGACTGATGAGTTAGAAGAAAAGGTGGATGCGGCTTTAGAAGAGTTCACTAAACAATACGCCAATGAAGACGGAACATTTGATTTTGAAAGATTTAATGAAGAAATTACAAATGAAGGTTTCTTGGGTTCTATTTTTGGTGGACTTACTGGTTTTGCTTTAGGTAAAACAATAGGTAAGACGGTTGCTAAAGTGTTAGGAATTCAAAAAGGTATATTTTACGATTTATTAACTTCAAGATTAGTTGGTGCTGGATTAGGCGCTGCTATCGGAAAACAATTTTAATTTGAATTACGTTTCAGTAGATTTTTCTTTAAACTCTCCAGGGATATGCATATATCAGGAAGACACCAATAAGTATCATTTTATTTCATATATAAAAGAAGGCCAAGGCACTAAGAAAGAAAGAGCATGGCAAGAAGATATATCTCATTTAAAGGGAGTTACCCTTATTAATCAACCCGACTGGGGAAAACATGGTGCAGATTATTCAAGCGTTGAATTAGCAAAGATAAAAAGGTATGCTAAAACCGCAGATGACATTATTAATTTAATAACGGGTATTACAAAAACAAAGAAGCAGTATATTATTTCCTTCGAAGGAACTTCTTTTGGTTCAAAGATGGGAACTAATAATATTATAGATATGGCTGCAGGCGCAGCAATACTTAAAGAAAGAATGCTAAGTCAACTTGAAATATTAGACATTCAAACCATTGCTCCCACTACAATTAAGAAACACGCTGGAAAAGGAAACATGAATAAGTCTCAATTATGGGATGCCTTCTTAAGTAATGTATTAAGAGATCAAGTTCTAGCAGAACACTCTCTTTTAGATTTTTGTGTGAAGGAAATTGGACCTTCTAAAAAAATACCAAAACCCTTTGACGATTTAGTTGATGCATACTTTTTAACTCATTTTGTTAGAGCAAAGATGTCGACCACTGAAGATTAGATTTACCACTGAGGCTTAAAGGCTTAAGTTATACTTACTTTCTCCCATAAAGTTTCATAATTTAAAAGATATATAAAACATGAGTAAAGAAAATAACATTCCACCTGTTTATTTACTAAAGCTTAAAGAAATTTTAAGCGATATGGTAAATCAAAATAGAATATCTGAAAATGAAATGGTAGATATTTTAAGAAAAGCTGGTTTGGCAAGGCTTCCAAATTCATCTTCTAAGTGGATTGACGAAACAGGCGCTACGTATTCTGATTCATAACTCATCCCCCTACCCCCACAATACGAATATATAGATTAGTTATTTATGTGAAACCTTTTTGGAATCTCGTATATAACTATTGAAAGTTTTTTAAGATTAAAGACATTAACGTAAATTAAAGTAATTAAAGACATGGCAGATTTTGACATTTTTAACCTCAGCGTCTCAGACGTTGAAACTCATGAAACAAAGAGCTCAAGCTCTACAAATGAGATCTACAAACCATCCGCAGACGATGGTAAAGACGGAACTTACAAAGCACTTATTCGTTTTGTTCCAAACCCAACAAACCCTAGAAATTCATTAGTTAAAAAGTATGTACACTGGCTAACTGACGCTAACGGCGATGGAAGACTTATTGATTCACCTTCAACTGTAGGAGATAAGTGTCCAATTGCAGACGCATTCTTCAAACTTCGTAAGAGTGATTCAGCAGTAGACCGTAAAATGAGCGACAAGCTTAAGCGTAGAGAACAGTATTACTCTCTTATTAAAGTAGTGAAAGATCCTCAAAACCCCGAATTAGAAGGAACTTACAAAGTATTTAAATTCGGTTACAAAATTAAAGAAAAAATCGAGGAAGAAACTAAGCCTGCATTTGGAGAACCAACTCAGATTTATGACCTATTTGAAGGAAAGAACTTTGAACTTATTATTACTCGCCAGGGTGAATATAATAACTATGATAAGTCTAAATTCTCAGCAACTAGATCAGCGATTGCAGTAGATGGTAAACCTGCAGAAAGAAATCAAGAAGCTATGACAGCTATTAAGTCTGAATTAGATTCTGCACCTTCATTAGATCCTTACGGATATAAAAAGTGGGATGCTGAAACTCTTGATTTTGTTAACGGTATTTTAAGACAATACCTTAACCCAGGTTCTTCGATAGACTCAGTTATTTCTTCTCCAAAACCTACTGCTAAAAAAGCAGCGGTTAAAGAGGCAGTTACAGCAGGAAACGATGCAGATTTTGAATTTCCAGAATCAATGACATCTAAGCCTACTAAAGCTGAAGCATCTACTTCTACATCGGATAGTGATGATCTTGATTCTTTCTTAGATGAAATCGGAATCTAAAATCACAGAAGATTTAAAGCAAAAGGTCAGAAGTTTAGTTAAACAAGTTTGTGTAAAAGAACATTCTGATCCTAACAAGCACATGATTAAGGAAATGCCAGGTCGTTTAAACCTGGCATGCCCTTATTGTGGAGATTCACATAGTGAGACGCATAAAAAAAGAGGTAATTTATATTGGGCGACATTACAATTTCACTGTTTTAATTGCGGTCAGCACTCTGATCTTTATGGGTTTTTAAAAGATCACCATCTAAAATTTAAAGATACTCAAGATTCTATTACAATCATTGAGTATATTAAGGAACACAAGGTATCTGTGAACGAAGTTGACACCCTTCAGCACGGCGTGTTTAAAACCCTATATGATTTATCTCCTACTAGAAAAGAATTAAAGGAAGCTTTTAAGCTTGTAGAAATAGAACCAGGCGATCCTGCATTCTTTTATTTAAAGAATAGATTTCTACATAAAAAATTAAATAACTTCCTATATTCACCTAGAGATAAAAGAATATTGGTTTTAAATCTTGCGCCTGAAGGAAAGATAATAGGATTCCAGAGCAGGTCTCTTAGAAAATCTAAGAATTCAAGGTATTTAACCTATGATATAGAAAAAATATATCAAGAAATGAATAAGGAAATTCCACTAGAAGAAGAGCAGCTTATTTCAGCTAAGAAATTATCTACTCTCTTTGGAATTATGACAGTTAATTTTCAAATGCCTTGTACTGTGTTTGAAGGACCTTTAGATTCTCTATTTATGCCCAACTCTATTGCGTTGGCATCTGTTACTAGATCCACTGACGAATTAGATGAAATACCCACAATAAGATACATGTTTGATAATGACGAAGCAGGTAAAAATAAAATGATGCAAAAGCTTAAAAGAGGAAAACAAGTGTTTACATGGGATAAATTTATGTCAGAAACAAAGATGGATAAATATCCTAGCAGTATTAAGGATCTTAACGATCTTGTAATTGCTGCATGGAAAACAAAAAACAAATGCCTATCAAATATAGATAAGTATTTTAGTGATTCACGACTAGATGCTTATTATTTATGATAGACTATATTAATATGGTAAACGACGAACTTGACAAATTCGAAGAAGATGGTAAAAGACATAAAAATCTTAAAATGATTTTAGGGTTTGATTCTACCGACGTTAACCATAAAGAAAAAGAAATTAAAATCACTCCTAAATTTAAAAAGAAATTTAAAAGTGAAGTATATGTGAAAAGAAATTCTAATAATTCATTATTTTAATATAATACAATATGACAGAACAATCTAATAAATCTAAGATTGTCCAACTCGACGAATATCTAGCAAACCAAAGATCAGAATGGACTTCTAAAATTAAGGAATTAACCGAAAATTTAAAAGAAGGAATTAACCTGGAAGAAGTTAGCTCATATACATTGAGTTATAGGCAGATTTTAGTTGAAAACCTTGCAACTATAGGAGGTAAAATAAGAACACAAAAAGGAACTGTCGATAAGATGTATAAACAAAAATGGATTGAATATTATAAGTTTGATTATAAGATTACGGATAAACAAAGAGAAAGGTTTATTGAAGCGGATCTTTCAGACGACAAGCAAATTTTGGATTTACTTGAAAGCCAAAAGGCCTTCATCGAAGGTTCAGTAAAAACTCTTGATAATATGGGCTTTGCAATAAAGAATCGCCTTGATATTTCAAGATTGTAAAAAAAGGTTAAATGAAAATTGATTTTAACTCTAACGGAAGACAATCAGTTTCTTAGAATAGACGAAGCTGAGGAATTAGAATTAGAGCAGATTAAAATATCTTTAACTAAAAGAATTGATAGTTGGAGATTTAATCCTCTAGTTAAAAAAGGAATATGGGACGGATATGTTTCATATATTAAAGACGATAAGTGGATTCCTGCTGGTCTTTGGAGATATGTTATGCTCATATGTAAGGAGTATAAGTTTGACCTAAAACTCAATGGAATTCAAAGACTTTTTGATAGAAACATAAATGCAGAATCCTTTGAAGAATGGGCTTTAGAATTTTTTAAGGGTAGTAAATTTACGCCAAGAGACTATCAGGTAGAAACATCATTTAACATTCTTAAATTTAGAAGGTGCTTAGCTGAATTAGCGACTTCAGCCGGAAAAACACTTATTAGTTTTTTAACAGTCGCATACATGTTAGAAAAAGAAAAAGCAGAAAAGATATTATTTATAGTTCCTAATGTTTCTTTAGTCGTACAGGCTCACGAAGATTTTCATGAATACAATAATAAGAATAGAATAAAACTAAAAATACAACAGATATACGCAGGTCAAAAAATAAAGTCAGATCGAAATGTAGTAATAGGTACATATCAATCTCTAGTTAAAAAATCCAAAGAATACTTTCAACAATTCGATGCAGTTATTGTAGATGAAACACACAAAGCAAAGTCCAATTCTATTAAGACGATATTACAAAAATGTACTAACGCAAAATATAAGTATGGTTTATCAGGTACAATTCCTAAAGATGGATCTTTGGACAAGTTAACGTTAATGAGTCAGACAGGTCCAGTAATCAGCGAAGTAAAAGCAAACTTTTTACAAAGAGAAGGACATATTGCAAAATGCAAAGTAAAGGTTATTGAAATGGATTATGCTCCTGAAGCAAGCAAAAAGGCATTCGAAGAATTAGCATTTAACAAGTATGATAGAAAAGATGTTTTTCAATTAGAACAAAACTATATAATTAATTCTTTTGGTAGATTAAACTTTATATGTAGCGTTATAGGAAGAGTTCCTAAGAATTCATTGGTGTTATTTCATAGAATTGAACACGGTAAAAAAATATACGAACATCTAAGGCAAAACACTGACAAAAGAGTCTATTATGTAGACGGTGGAACAGATAAAGATATTAGAGAAGAATATAAAAAGAAAATGGAAGCAGGTGACGAGGTAGTTATCGTCGCGAGTTATGGTACTTTCTCAACGGGTATATCAATTAAGAAAATACATAACATTTTCTTTACAGAATCTTTTAAGTCCGAGGTAATCATCAGACAGTCTATAGGTAGAGGTCTAAGACAGCATGAATCAAAAGAGGCAGTATTAATAGTTGATTTTGTAGATGACATTAGAACTGACGAATGGGACAATTATCTATATAAACATAGCAAGGCTAGACAGAAAATATATAAACAAGAGAAATTTGAGTATAGTATTAAGAAAGTCAAATTTGAAGGAGATATATAGAATAACGAAACAAAATTAAATTTTATAATAAAATGGCAGAAATCAATAAAATTTCTTCTTTTAAGTCTTTTACTGAGATCAGAAAACAAGAGAACGCTAATAAACTTAGAGAAGAAAATAATTTAAAAAGACAAGAGGCTGTTGGTAAAATAGCCACTATATTAGATGAACTAGGACTAACTTCTTTTGAAGGTTTAGAAGAAGATCAAAAAGAAACAATCATCTCAAAAATATTTGGAGACGTTTCTGAAGAAGAACTTGCAGAAATTGAGGTTGAAGTTGAAAAAGAAGTTGAAGAAACGGAAGAGTCGGAAGAGCAAGTTTCAGAAGCCTTAGATATTAGATATAAGAGAGATGCTAAAAAGGTAGTAACTCAATTTAAAAAGATTTTTGCAGAGTTAGGAAGTCTAACAGCAGATAAAGTAACTTATTTAGGAGCTATTAAATATTTATATAATGAAGCTCTAACTGATGCTAACTTTCATTCAGCGAGATCAGCTACTGAAAAAATTATTAAAGGTAGATTAAACAGTATTTCAGTTTCTCCTGAATCTTTAGGAAAACATGCAATTATCGTTGGTGCAAAAAACATTATGAAAATTCTAGATGAATATTATTCTAGAATTTCAAATGCAGCGGGATGGTCAGGTCCTGGAATTGCTGAAGGAACAGCAATGTATTTAGAATCTATTGGTGAAGGTTCAACCGCTGAAAAATTATTAGTAGGTTTTAATGCAGCTAATGAGAGCGTTGAATACCAATTATCAGAAGAAGAAATATCATTAAAGGAGTCTAACCTTATTTTTGAAGCAACCGTTACAATGGACGCTATGAATCCTAAAGATAAAGATTTCTTAAAATTCTTAAAGAAGAATAGCGTTAAAATTATCGATATGGTAAAATCAGGACCAACTGGTCACCCTGAAATTACTATGCAGGGTAAAAGAGAGGATTTAGAAGCGGTATTAGCAGATGGAGAATTAGGATGGGATGATGCAGGTTTAGCAGACTATATTGAAGAGTCAGCTACAATCGTTCTTAATGAAGGAACTAGAGGCCAATTTGGTAAAATAGACAGAAAGGGAAATATTACTTCAGTTTATACTCACTACGATTCTTACCCAGAAAATATGTTACCTATTATTAAATCAACATTTAAAAGCGGTAAGAATGTAGATTTCGTTCTTAAGAATGGAGACAATTCAGGTCTAGATAAAGACATTAAGAAAATTAATTTCTACGGCGGAGATTCTAATTTAATGACAGGTAATATTAAGAGCATTAATGATTATATTAAAAACGCAAATTACGAAGCTGGTGCAGAATTCGTTTATTTATGGGATGAAAAATCTAAAAAATGGATGATGGCAGACATTTATGCAGAAACTGGATTAGTTCCAGCATTTGAATCTGTAGTTAACGAATCAGAAGCTGAAAATATCTTACAAGATCTTTTAGACGAAAGAGGAGGAGACATGGGAGAATTACATGGCATGGAAATGGAAGATGCTTTAGATACAGTTGAATCTTATGGACATAAAGGTTCTAAAGCAAAAAAGATTGCACAAGAATTAGTTTCACTATGTAACGAATCCGTGGCTACTAACTAAACATACAATAACATGAAAAAATTAATTGAATTTATTAAAAAGGCATTTAATGCAGTTAAGACCTGGGTTGTTGCAAACGGAGTTGAAGGTGTTTTAGGCCTTATCGCTGGACTTGCCCTATGGGCGTTTGGCTATAAAATCTATGCTGGATTTGCATTTGGCGTATTTGCAACTCGTAACTGGGACCTATTTAAATCCTGGGTAAAAGGATTATAAATTAAAAAAAAAATTGGCTTATAATTTTTCTAGGTCGATTTTTTTAATTATATTAGTAATATAAATGAAACTAGATAACAACTTCGTAGACTTTATTCAGCATCATGCAGATATGCAAGGTATGACTAGAGAAGAATATGTTGCTCATTTCTTATCAGAAAGATACGATAATAAAATTTTAACATTTGACGAATTTATCGTTGAGAAGTTTTCTAATCTACAAGAAGCTTTAATCTTAGAAGGCGGTGCTGCAGGGCATATGTCACATCCATTTGATGAGAAAGATTTAACGTTTGCAGATTTTAAAACAATAGTAAAATCAGGTCTTCAAGGAGAATTAAACTTTGAAGAAGTTGCAACAGAAAAAACAGACGGCCAAAATTTATTTGCCACCGTAAGAAACGGAGTTACTCTATTTTCTAGAAATAAAGGCCAATTAATTAGCCCAGTCGATTTAGACGGGATTATAAAAATGTTTGAAGAGCATGAAGTTCCTTTAGTAAGAGAAACATATGTGTTTGCTGCTAAAGACCTAAATGAAGCTCTTCCAAAGATGAAGGATCAGTCTATATTTAATGAAGGTAAGAACTTTATTAATATGGAATTAATTTACTCTAAGAATCCTAATGTTATTTATTATGAAAGAGATGTTTTACAATTCCACGATATTAAGGAAACTGATGGAAATGGAAATATTATTGGAGAGCAAAAAATAGCAGGAGAGCTTGTTTCCGCATTAAAAGAAGTTGATGCTGATGTTCAAAAAACATTTACAATAATTCCCCCTCAAATATTAAAATTAGGAAAAGATATTGATTTTGAAAAAAATCATGCTAAATTTATAAAACAAATTGAAGCACTAAGAGATCGTTATAATCTAACAGATAGTGACGAGGTTTCTAGGTATCATGAAATGTGGTGGAGAGAAACTATCGATGAAAATTTCCCTAATCTACAACAAGACTATAAAGAAGGTTTATTATTAAGATGGGCCTATGGAGATAAGAAAACTCTTAACATGAGAAGTCTTGCAAAGGAAATAGGAAAAGATGAAGCAGCGGCGGTTAAGAAATTCGACAAAGAAGATGTTAAAAAGAAATATAAAGAAAACATTAGACCTTTCGAAGATTTATTTTTAGAATTAGGGTCTATAATTCTTAAAAATGCGTCCAATTTTGTAGCAGCTAATCCTGACAAAGAAATGCAAAGATTGCATAATCAGATTAGAACAGAGGCTGATAAAATTAAGAAAGGCGGAAGCGTTGCTCAGATCGAAAAGGTAATGAAAGAATTAGAGAGATTAGATAGAATTGGTGGAGTAGAATCTATTATACCAACCGAAGGGATAGTTTTCGTATATAAAGGAAAAACTATGAAATTAACGGGTACATTTGCCGCTATTAATCAATTAATGGGCGTTATAAAGTACGGAAGATAAATAATAAGATATGGCACTTAAAAAAATAAGACAAGTATTTCAAGAAACTAACATTAATGCATTTCAGGATCTTCTGAAAAATAGAATTTTAGTTACTGAAAAAATACAAGGTTCATCTTTTCACGTAAGAAGAAACGTAGAAAGGTTTGAATATTTTAAATCTGGAGATATTCGTATGAATATGATAGATAGAACTATCGTAGGACTATACGAAACAGGGGTTAAACATATTCAAAGTTTAGATCCTTCAATTAAAGAAGAAATGCCAACGGATTGGAAATTTGGATTTGAATATCTTCCTGAATTAGAAATATCACAATACAAATATACTAAACTTCCTAAGAATAATTTAATATTAACACATATACAAACGTTATCTGAGTCAGGTAAAGTTAAAAAAACTATTTATGACCCTTCTGTTTTAAACAAATGGGCAAAAAAATTAGAAGTTCAAGGACCTAGCATAGTATTTGATGGAACTTTAAATCAAAATCAAAAAACAGAATTAATAAATCTTTTATCTATGTCAGATAAAGAATTTGTAGAGTCGTTTGACTATGATAGATCTACGGATTTTAAAACTTCATTTACACAGAAAATAATAAAGATTTTTAATCCAAATCAAACTTCACCAATATTGAATGAAGATTTTGAGGTTGAGATTGATGGTCTAATAATTTCATTTATAGACGGAAAGAAAGTAAAATCTTTTAAATTAGAAGACTTTACTAGAAACAACGAGAGCAACTCTAAGGAATCTAGTCACATGTATCAGATTACTATAGCTGATCTAATCGAATATCTTTCTTCATTTGACATGAACTCTGTTCAACTAAACGAAGAAACAGCAGATCTTAGGTACATTGAATTAATGTCCGTTATATTTAATAAATATGTAAATGAAAATTCTACTAAATTTATAGGAGTTAACTTTGAATCAGCCGACTTTGCAAGCCATAGCGTATTTAAACTAAATAGTAAATACATTAAAAACGAAACCACACTTTCTTTAGTGGAAAACGAAATACTTTCAGAATTATTTAAAATAACGCTCGGATCTTTTAGAAAAAAGAGAAATAAAGAAAGCGATATTCTAAATAAAGAAATGATAGAGCATTTAAATAATATAGTAGAAGAAATAGATAAAAAGATATTCGTTGAAAACACCGACGAAAATTCAATATATGACTTTAACAATTTTATATTACATAACAAAGTAAAGACTAGTGTTAATTTAAATGAAGCGCTTAAGGTAGATCATCCTGAACAAGGAGGAGAATTAGTAAATATGTTTGTTGGTAGATTCCAACCATTTACACTTGGACATGCTAAAGTATTAGAAACTATACACAAAGAAAATGGATATCCTGTTGTAGTATTATTAGTCAAAGCAAAGAATAAGAAAAAAGAAGACGCTTTTAAAAGACCTTATGATGAAAAAACGCAACTTAAGATGTTTAAGGCGGTTCAAAAACAATATCCATTCCTAAAAGAAATTTTTGTAATTCCAACAGGAGGTATTGATACTATGTTCAATGCAATGAGACCTAAATATGAACCTGTATTATGGGGAACAGGAAGTGATAGAATGAAAACTTACGGATTCCAAGTAAATAAAGATTCTTATAGAGAAGATCTTGGAGTTAGAAGCGACTTTAGATTATTTGAAATTCCAAGAACAGATGATAATATTTCAGCGACTCAGGTTAGAAACGCAATGCTAGACGGAGATGAAGGATTATTTAAGTCAACAACACCCAAAGCATTACATAAAATGTATGGCGAACTTAAGAAAAAATTAGAAGATTCAGTAGGTACTTCAGAATCAAATGAAGTTGCTGAATCATTATTAACATTTAAACAATTTTTAGAAAACAATGGATAGGTACGATTTTGAAAGAGCACTACATAGTGCTGCAAAAACCAATGCTGAAAATGAAGCGTTAATTATAGAATCCTATATTGGAGTTGCAACGACCGGAAGTAAATCTGCCCAACAGAATTTATTTAATTCAATTAATAGAACATTTAAAAAGAATAAGTGTCCATGGCAAGGTGTTAAGTTTACTTCAACACAGGATGTTAAACAACAACCTGATGGTAGGTTATGGCTTTCTAAAATGGATGACGATACATTCGGAGTAGTTTTTCAATATTTAATGTTAAATAAAAGCGAAGCAAACGAATTGTTTAATATTGGAAGAGACGATAATGGAATTGGTGCTGGAGAAATAATGCTAGCGTATATTGTAGAAAATATAAAAATAGGTGGAGGTGCGGCCGATACTGACTTAGAATTATATAATGAAAGGTGGTCACCAATTAAACCACCCCTTGGTAAATGTGAGTTAAAAGAAGCTCAAATGTCAAAGGGCATGTTACAAAATTGGAGAACAGGTGCAAAACACCAGGGAATTAATAGTACTTATGTACCGAAGTTAACGGCATTATATGACGCAGTAAAATATAATATTGAAGAAATCAACCCGGACGGAGATGGTAAAGATATGGCTGCCGGTGGAGGTTGGATAAATGAATGGGGAACTGTAGGTGGAAAAAGATTTAAGCATATTCAAAATTTAACTAAGACAGATATTCAGGCCCTTTCTTCTAGTGAAAGAGATTTTAAAATAGGTCCTGGAGATAAAGATAACGGCGCATTAGTAATTAAATTTAATGACGTAGAATTAGGAAAGCTAAGTGACTCTAAAACTGCAGAAAAAATTAAAAGTATAATAGAGACTGAGCCTTCCGTTAGAACATTTACTGAAATACAAGACGATGTAATTTCAGCAGTAGGAGATATACCTACTCCATTCCTTTTTATAGAGTCTAAAGATCATGAAATAGTAGCTTTTCACTATTACAAGAAATTACCTGGAAAAACTAGCGAATTACAAATATATTCTATTACACAAGGTAAATTTAAATATAAAATAAAGCCTAACCGAGTTTAAATAAACAAATACAAATAAAAATGAGCACTAAAAAAACATTTGAAAGCTTTGTAAATTCAATGAATGAAAACGTTGATTTATATAAAGTATATAAAAGAGTTTCTGGAAAATACTCTTTAAGAAAACCTTCTTATTGGGGAGATCTATTTAATCAAAGAGCTTCTATCCCGTTAAAAGAATTAAGTAAATATTCTTCTGAATTAGATTCATTAGAAGTCTATACTACTAAAGAATTAGGATGTCATCCAGATTATCCTATGCAATCAAATTTTAAGGTTCAAGTTCCTCAAGTATTCGTACTATATTGTAATACTGAAAGGGGCGAATTAGGAGAGTATTATGGAATGTCAATTCTTGTAAATACTGAAGGTGCAACATATCCAAGATATGCATGTGGTATGCCAGATTTCGAACCAGAACTTCATAACTTTGCAAATGGAATTCCTGAAAGCTATTTAAATATTGTAACAACAGGTGCTCAAATGTTACATGAAAAAATGATAGCTGAAGGTCAATTCTCATGGATGACACAAGATACTGGAGATCAGATTGGTTCAGAACCTCAAAATAAAATAGACGTTTACATGTACGACAACCAGGGTAATTCTTGGAAAGAAAGAGACTATGAAGGCTATGGAGAATTTGGCGGTATGGATTACTATGACTTAGTTGCAACTATGAACGGATATACTGAAGAAGACGTTAAAACAATGAAAGGTTCATTTAAAGAATTAAGACAACTTGGTATCGATTTAGCGTTTGGTAAAATAAAAACTAAAGATAAAAAGCGCAAAACTCTTTTTCCAGCTTTAGTCACAGATCCTAGGTATAATTGGAAAAGACATGATTTTACTCAAGAAGCAGAATCAGATCCAAACCAATCATGGTATCAAGAGCCTGAGTATGACGATTATGAAGATGAATATGATGATTTCTACAATGAAAAAGAAATCAAGGGTAAAGCTGCCGGCAACTCTATAAAGATGGCACCAGCAGGTAGAACTATTGAAATCAATGGTATCACTTACACATGCCTTGGTAAAGGTAAGTGGGAAGGACCTGATGGCGAAAAAGTAAATTGGATTGAAGTTTCTGCTATGGCATCAGCATTAGGAAACAAGAAAGTTGTATATGAATATGATGGCTATGAGTCAGTAGTTACTGAAGCTAAAGGAGATTTAAAAGTAGGAGATAAGGGTATAGATTATAATGATAATGTTGTAAAAATAATTGCTATTGGTAATTTTAAGAAAATTGCTAAAATGTTTAAGAAAGAAATGAAAGCAGACGCAGCTGATTGGGGCTACGAAGAAGGAGCTGGAGATTTCTATCTTGCTAAAAACATAGAAGCGACTGAAGGTAATGTTGGAGATTTAGCAATTTATCCAGTAAAATACGACATGGCTAACTACTGGGGTTTAGATAAACTAGATGAATCATCAGTTACTGAAAACTATGAAGTTATTTATAGCGACGGCGTAAGTGCTATGAAAAAGTTTAGAAGCGAGAAACAAGCACTAGACTTTATGAAGAAAACTATCTCTTCTAATAAAAAACTAAGAGATATTGCAGTTTACAAACCAGGAATGTATTCAACTACTCAAACTGAACTAGTTGTTAAATTCTGGGGAGATGGTTCTTATTTAGATAACGTTTCTAAAAAAGATAAAGATTTAGCTTCTAAAAAACTAGAAGAATCTACCTTAAATGAAGCTCGTTCTATTAACAAGATTTCAAAGGAGTTTGGAGAAACGGTTAATAAAATGAAAGATATAGTTAAAGTATATGTTGCTGCTGAAGAAGGAAGTGATGAAAAATCAAAATTAAGACAACAATTAATTGATTTAACAGCAAAGAAAAAGTCTTTAACTAAAGAATTAGACGACGCCGTAGCTGGAAAAAACAAAGATGTAAAATTAGTTATAACAGAAGGTGTAATGTCAAATATTCATTTGATGGCATCCGATTCTAAAAACTGGGATGATTTCTTAAAAAAGTTTAAGAAAGATTATAAGAAAGTATTTCAAAATACACCTGACTTTATGGATTGGTTATATGGCATGTATAAGGATATGGCTCCTTTAAAAGCAGGCGAAAAAGTAGAAGAAAAATATAACAAGAAAAAGTTATTAAAAGCAATTAAGAATAAAGACGACATGTTTATTCAGTTAGGAGATGGTACTGAACTAATAGTTTATAACCCGGATTCTAATAATGACGACAATGCAGAAATGTGGCACGATGATGTGGTATTTGCGATCGATCAAGACGGAGAAGAACATGAGGTTAAATACTCAGATATTGCAGGTATTGGTGAATCTGTAGTTTCTGAATCTAAAATTCAAATAAAAAGAAAGTATACAGACAAGCATCCAGCAAAAACAGCTGGAAGATCTGCAAGGGTTAGAAACGCAATGATAGAAGCTCTTTCGGATGGAATATTAACAGAAGAAGAATTCAATAATATTTTAAAAGAAAAATCTATTGACAGTAAAAGATGGATGAGAAGAAATTCTAGATTTTTTATGGTAAGTGAAGAAGGAATCAAGCTTTCTAAATATGGAAAAAGAATTTTTAAAGAAATTACGAATAAGCAAGTAGTTAACTTAACTCTAGAATCTTTTATAAAGGATATATACAATAAATAAAAACTATAGAAAATGAAACTATATACTAACTTCGATAATTTTATCAATGAAGCAAAGGTTATGAAGCAGAAAGATACTGCTAAAATAGCACAAAAATTAGCATCGGCTCTTTCAAAGGCAGATGGCAAAGAATTTACAATTTCTAAAGATTCATTAGATGCTGGAGGATGGGATCTAGATATGGATGGAGAAGAATTCGCAGGTGGAACTTATTTTATTGGAGATGCTGGAGAAATAGTAAACGCAGCAACAAGTAATGACGTATATGGTCACATGGACGACAGTGAAGCTGAATTAGTTAAAAAGATTAAAAAGGGTAAATTTGCAAAATACAGAGCAACTGAATCA